TTTCTGGTGGCCTTTGACGGTGCGATGCAGCTCACCGGTGTGAAGATCGATGCCAGCACTTGGCAGCATGATTTCACGGTGCGCCTTGCCGGCATCGACGAGCGCGAGCGCCTGAGCAATCGCAATCTCTACGGACGAGCGTTCTTTTTCAGTGATTCACTGATGTTCGAAAAAGCGGAGACCGGTTACCAGATCAACGGTGGCACGGCCTACGTCGAGGGCATCCGCGTGGCGATCGCGAAGGCAGAGGCCGTCCAGGAAGTAATCCCAGTAGGCAAAATCTGTTTAGACGTGTGCCTCGAGCGCCAGTTGAACGATCGGGTGGCTGCGTGGAAAGTGGTGTTTGGTGAACAGGCCGACTATACCGACGCCGCTGGTGTGCGCCATTACTGTGTACCAATCGCCGATTTCATATCGCCAACCAACATCGTGGACTTGCGCGATGCCGAGCCAGTCGGCGGTGCGTTGATCAAATACCTCGCTTCTCGGACCGGCGACTATCCGTCACTGCGCGCCCGGGCCACCACCAAAGCAGACGTCGGACTGGGCAATCTTCCGAACGCCATCAGCGACGATCCGGCTACCAACAGCAGCCACATCGTGGCGTCTACGGCCGCGCTGAACAAATTGCAGAAACAGGTCGGGGATTCCATGACTGGCATGGTGGCAGGCTTTGCCATCTCTTGGGCGCCTGAAGGATGGCTGAAGTGCAACGGTGCGGCCGTCTCACGCACAACCTATGCGCGACTGTTCGCATTGCTCGGCGCGCACTACGGCGCCGGCGATGGATCAACGACTTTCAATCTGCCCGACATGCGCGGCTTGTTTCCACGAGGCTGGGACGACGGTCGCGGCCTTGATCCGGGGCGAGCCTTCGGCGCTTACCAGGACATGATGCTTCAATCTCATAACCACGGCGCTTCAGCCGGTGAAGTCGGCAACCATCTACATGCCGCGTGGACGGATGCGCAAGGCGAGCACAGTCACGCCGCGTGGACTGATGTTCAGGGCAACCACCAGCACACCGCCCCGCGCGCGCAAAACAATAACGTGGGCGGTGGCAGTCCTAACTTTACGACAGCAAACCTGCAGAACGGCACCACGGCTCCGACTGATTGGGCGGGTGCTCACTCCCACAACGTTGGTATAGGTGCTGCCGGCGCCCACGGCCATAACGTCGGCATCGACTGGGCCGGCGCTCACAGCCATGCCATTTCCGTGGCCGCAGCGGGCGGTGCGGAGACGCGTCCTCGAAACCTGTCTCTCCTTTTTTGCATCAAGTATTGAGGTCGAGCATGACTGAAAAATTCGTGTACCAAACCGACCACCTGGGCATTTTCATTGGAGCCGTAACGGCCGATGAATCGCCGCTGGAACCGGGCGTATATCTGGTTCCTGGTGGTTGCGTCGAAGTGAAGCCGCCTGCAGTACCGGAGCAAAAAGCTGCATGGTGGAACGGCAAGGCCTGGCAGTTGGTGGATTACCTCGGCGGCGTCGTGGTGTACAGCATCGTCACCGGCGAGCCGCGAACGTTGGAAGGCTTTGAATCGGTGCCGGCGGGCTACACCATGAAAAAGCCCGGGCCAAATCAGGTCTGGAAAAATGGCGGGTGGGTCGACGACATCGAAGCGGTTCTAGCGGCACTGCGTGACGAGAAGCTACAAGCGATCGCCACGGGCTGCTCCGGCTACATCGCTGGCGGTTTTACTTCCAGCGCATTGGGCGAGCCATACCGCTACAGCAGCGCCATTGATGACCAGGTGAATCTCAACGGCCAGGTGCTGTTGGGGCTCGACGACGTCTACCCCTGCTATGACATCGACCAGGTGCTGGCCTTCCGGCCGCACACCATCGCCCAGTTGCAGCAAGTCAGCCTTGATCTGGTTCGGTTCCGACGAGCCGCGCAGCAGCATGCCGAGGCGTTACGCCTGGCTGTGGAAAAGGCGCAAAAAGACAAAAACCTGAAAGCGATGAAAGCCATCCGCTGGACTGCGCCGGCATGAACTGGGCACCGGTGACCATGCGCTGGCCAGAGCAGGCCACTCAGTGGCTGGGCGGGCTGTCAGCAGCCAAGGATCTGGCGGGCGGCGAACTGGCCAGCACCGCCCAGCGCCTGGCGAGTCTGAGCGGGCTGGCTAACACCAACCCGGGTCCGGTCGGTGATATGGCCAAAAGCGCGATCGCGGCCGGTCGCAAGGCGCTGGCCGAGCAAATGGGTCAGGTGCCGGCGTGCCTTGTGGTGACGCCGTTTCAAAACGGTGTGGGGCAGGGCGCGGGCTATCAGCGATTTCTGTCAGCGCCGAATGCGCTGGAACATCTCGCCAAAAAACTTGAGGACGCCAGCGACAGCGGGCGCCCGACCGGGCCGCAGTATGCGCTGTCGATCCTGTTCCTCGGCACACGCCTTGAGCAGCTCGCCAGCAGCTTGGCGCGATTCAATGCGCTGCTGCCGATCCCTGACCTGGTGCGAACCGAACGCCGGGCGCAACACCTGGTGAAACTGGAAACCGAAAAGTGGGAAATCCCCGGCGCCGGCACGCTTCCGCGCTGGCAGGGTCTGCCGCTGGAGCGTTGCACGGTGGTCAAAGCCGCCAAGCAATCCATGGCGGGGCAGTTGGCGGTGCTGGAAGGCTACGCGGCCGACAGCTCGCCGCTGGCCGATCTGGCAACCCTGGCGGCACGCAAGAGCGCTCAGCAACAGGGACGGGACAAGCAACTGGCTGACCTGAAAGACTTGCTGGTCGGGGGCAACCCAGACGTCAGCATGCGCGCGCGGATGATCGGCCCAGGCACCGCCGGCGAATTGCGCCGCGAACTGCTGACCGGCGATGCGCCTGGCCACGAATGGATTCAATGCGCCGGCCTGCTGTTGGTAGGTAGCAAAGAAGGGCTGAGCTTCGTACAGGAGCTGGTCGGCCTATGACGCTGCTACTCGACGGGCAAAAAGTCCAGGGCAAGAACCTCAAGGTCACGGCCAATCTGCGCATCGAAAGCGGCGATATGTCCGGCCAGACGAGCAACACCGACAAGGCTCACAAAGGCTTCAAGCCCAAGACGCTGGCCGTGTCGCTGATGATCCCCTTCGCGGACAAAACCCAACTCACCGATCTGCTGCGTTTGGCTGAATCCACCGCCGGCGGTGGTCAGCTCCATCTGTACCGGATTGTTAACGATACCGCCGAGGCCTTCGGTGTGCGCCAAGTGGAGTTCTCCGACGGTGTCAGCGCTCGGGAGGCGGACACGCTGAAAGCATGGCTGGTGCAATTCACCTTGAGCGAGCGTGAATCGAACCCGGAGAAAGTCGAAGGCCGGCGCGCCGGCAACAAGGTCACCGCGCAAGGCGCTCCCGGCAGCTCAGTCGGTGACGCCGGTACCGGCGACGGCGAATCAACCGGCAACGATCCCTCGCTGAGCGGCTTCGAAAAAGTGCTCGGGCGTGTGGACAAGTGGCTCGGCGGGAGTGAGCCGGCGTGAAACTGCACAAGATACTTTCGATCAACGGAGTGCCGATCGCACTGGTCAAGGAGGACGTGCGGTTAGACGCCACCAGTCCCGGTCGGGCGAACTTCACGGTTCAATCGTCGGCGCCGCTCAAAGGACTCGTGACGCTGGATATCGGCTACAACGAAGGCACGCTGCAACGGCACTTCATCGGTTACGTCGAGCGCTGCACCGCTGCCAACGCGGTCGAGCAGGTCCTATTTTGCCGTGAGCTGGCAGCCGTGCTGGCCAACCCGCTACCGCTGAATCTTCGCCATGTTGACCTGCGCGCCGTGCTGGCCGAGGTGAGCATACAAACCGGCTTGCGGTTTCGTGTTCCTGACCGCCCTTATGCCAGCGTGAAGGCGCCGTATTTCTATAGTCTCGCGGCCGGTTACCAGGCTATGGACAGTTTGGCCCGAGTGTTCAGCATCCCCGACTTCACCTGGCACCAGCTGGGCAACGGGGAAGTGTTCGCCGGCAGTTGGGCCGATAGTTTTTTCGGCGCACGTGCGCCGCTGCAGATTCCCCCGGAGCTGTTTGACGGCTTCCAGGGCAACCAGAGCGCGATGGTCGCGGCCCTTCCCGGGCTGCGACCAGGTGCAACGATCAACAACGGCGAGCGCATCACCACGGTGGCACTCGCCAATGACCAGATGGCCATCCGATGGACGACGCAATCCGCCGCGCTGTAGAGCGCCAATTCCCCGAACTCACCGGTGGCTATCACTTGCCGCGATTTGCCCGAGTTATCGCCGTGGCCGATGCGCCAGCGGACGCCGGACTGTGCGACGACTTCCGCCCGCGCTATGCCGTGGATATTGAAGTGCTCGGCGCCGACGACGAACCAGACCCAGCCATGCCGCCGCTCACTGGCGTTCCATTGCCGCTGCCCACCGGTGGCGAGGAAATGGGCATCTATGCATTCCCGGAGGAGGGCACGCGGGTGGTGGTGTGCTTTGCCTACGGGCTACCGAACAAACCCTACATTCAATCGATCTTGCCGCACGGCCTGAGCATGCCCAAGGTGCCGAAGGGGGATCAGGTGTGGCAGCACAGCGAAGCCGCCCAACAGCGCGTCGATGCCGACGGCAACTGGCTACGCCAGACCGATGGCAAAATCCGGGATCAGGCGATCGAGCGGGAGGTTGAAGCCCTGGACAACCGGGAGCAGTTCCAGAGCCACACGCGGGCGGTGGATGACCACTCAACCGAGTCTGTCGGTGGTGTGAAGACGATCGAAGCCTTGGGCGCGCTCAAGCTGCTGTCGGGCGGATCCGCGAGCCTGGCGGCGGTGGATGATCTGCACCAGGCGACCGGGCGGGATCTGAACCTGGTTGTAGGGCAGAAGCACAACGCCGCGGTGGGCGGTGATATGCAGGAGCGGATCGAGGGTGTTCGTCAAAGTGTGGCCAGCCAGGGACAACGCTTGGAAGCGCCGAAGAATTGGATTGGCTCGGAAAGCGTGAACCTGTTCCAGGTTGTCTGCGATGTGCTCGACCTGCTGGAACAGATGAATGCCCAGATCGCTACACACGTTCATGGGCCGAGTCCTGCACCTTCCAACGCGGCTGCTTTTTCCTCGAATAGTGTATGGGCTGCATCCCACGCTGGAGTATTAAAGCGTGTTACGCAGTAGGCATGTTTTAATATTGAGAGTGTAAGCGCATAAATGGTTATGCGGTATTCGTACATGATTCCATAGTAAAGTGTGGAAGATGGGTCGGACGCCCAGTTTGATGCAATTAGTTGTCTCTGACCGTCTGTCGGAAAGTTGCAAGAGTAAACCCTCAAGTAAACAGTTTGCGCGGTTTACTTTTTGTAAAGCGATATCGCTTTACAAAAGCGGCGAAACCCGCTGTTTATCTAGGGTACGGATTTTCATAGGTGCGAGGAACGCACCAGAAACGGAGCAACCCGGCAAAGACCGGGCTTCTCCAGCTGAATTTCGTGGTTGCTCAGGCTCGAAAAAAACCTGATGATTCGCTCAACCACTCAGCCAGCTTCACATCTTTTGTACTCGCACCACAAAGGTTATGGGCTGGTGACCCCTCAGTCAACCTGGGTAGCTTACTCAAATACGTAGTTACTTAAGTAAGTATTTACGTAAGTTGTAAGCAGAAGTTTGCTTGTTGGTTTGAGGGGGCTGCGGTGGGAGGGGAGTTCCGTTGATTGGAACTTTATCTTTCTCTACTTCTGGAGAGTACGAGCGATGAGTAGAAATTATCGTTTCATTCCTGAAGAGCTTATTCGAGCATTGCAGGCAGCTTATTGGTCCGTGCGGCTTGTTAGGATCTTGTTTCAAGAGCGAGCGTAACACGACAGGGGCTTCGGCCCCTGTTTTCGTCAGCCCTGACGACACCACCAAGATTGAGCGTAAGCACACCCATCGACGTACTCAATACCGCTTAAAACAAATCCATTAACGGCCATCCCCGCCAACGTTGCGTCAAGCAAAGGCGGCAGCGGATCTGGATCGAGCGGCATTCCTACCTCAAGGCGTGCAACGTTTGCTGCCCGGCCTAATTCATGGCAGTCCGTGGA